ACTTTGGATTTGTTATCTAATGGATTTTCTTAAAGACATTGTAAAAGAAATTGGTGATGACTTCACACAACTAGCATCAGATATTGATGAGACAGAATCATATGTTGACACAGGTTCGTACATTTTTAACGGACTTGTTTCAGGGTCTATATTTGGTGGTGTATCTGGGAATAAGATTACTGCCATTGCTGGGGAGTCTAGCACTGGAAAAACTTTCTTCTCGCTTGCAGTTGTCAAGAACTTCTTGGATTCTAACCCTGATGCTAGTTGCTTATACTTTGACACTGAGGCAGCTGTTAACAAGTCTCTTCTCGCAGATCGGGGTATCGATCTCAATCGGGTAGTCGTACTGAATGTTGTGACTGTCGAACAATTCAGGAGTGTTGCACTTAAAGCAGTAGATAGATACTTAAAGGATTCTGAGGATGAACGCAAACCTTGTATGTTTGTGTTAGACTCCTTAGGAATGCTTTCCACAGAGAAGGAGATCACCGACGCACTCAACGACAAACAAGTTCGGGACATGACTAAATCCCAACTTATCAAAGGTGCGTTCAGGATGTTGACACTGAAACTGGGGCAGGCTAACATTCCAATGATCGTTACCAATCACACCTACGATGTCATCGGTGCATACGTGCCTACAAAAGAAATGGGTGGAGGTAGTGGTCTCAAATATGCTGCGTCTACGATTATCCATCTTAGTAAGAAGAAAGAAAAAGATGGAACGACAGTTGTCGGAAATCTTATCAAAGCAAAGACTGCTAAGTCGCGTCTGAGCAAGGAGAACAAGGATGTTACGGTGCGCCTTTTTTATGATGACCGGGGTCTTGATCGGTACTATGGTCTGCTTGAACTTGGAGAGATCGGTGGACTCTGGAAAAATGTCGCCGGACGTTATGAGATGGATGGTAAGAAGGTCTATGCAAAAGCAATTCTGAAAGACCCAGAACAATACTTCACTCCTGAGGTGATGGAGAAATTAGATCAGATTGCAAAGAAGGAGTTTAGCTATGGAGAAGGTTGAGAATCTAGTTCTCAAAAATCTCATTCACAATGAAGAGTATGCAAGAAAGGTAATTCCTTTCATCAAAAAAGAATACTTTGAAGAAGAAAGCAATCGGATTCTCTATGAGGAGATCTCCGAGTTCATCGTGAAGTATGATGAGTTGCCTTCAAAGGAAGCAGTATCCATTGAGGTTGAGAACAGAGAAGATCTGACAGAGCAAACGTTCCGTGAGTTGGGTAAAGTTCTCTCTTACCTTGACAAGGAACCTGCTGACTTTATTTGGTTGTGCGACACCACAGAACGCTGGTGTCGTGATCGTGCTATATACCTGGCACTTATGGAGTCTATTGCCCTGGCAGATGGCAAGGACGAGAAGAAGGGACGCGATGCTATCCCCTCCATTCTGTCTGATGCTCTCGCAGTATCATTTGATAATCATGTTGGACACAACTACCTAGAAGACTACGAAGAACGCTATGCTCTCTACCACAGGAAGGAAGACAAGATCCCATTCGACCTGGAATATCTCAACAAAATTACCAAAGGTGGTCTCCCTAATAAGACTCTCAACATCGCTCTTGCTGGAACGGGCGTCGGCAAATCTCTATTCATGTGCCACGTCGCTAGTGCCGCGCTCATGCAGGGCAGGAACGTACTCTATATTACATGTGAAATGGCAGAGGAGAAAATTGCTGAACGAATTGACGCAAACCTCCTCAATGTAAACATTCAGGATATTGTTGACCTTCCAAAACAAATGTTTGATAAGAAGGTTAATAGTATTGCTAGTAAGACACAGGGACACCTAATTATTAAAGAGTATCCCACAGCGTCAGCACATGCTGGACATTTCAGGTCACTTCTTAACGAACTTGCACTTAAAAAGTCTTTTCGACCTGATATTATATTCGTGGATTATCTCAATATTTGTGCCTCTTCGCGTTACAAAGGGTCTGCCAATATCAATTCCTATACACTTGTTAAGTCAATTGCTGAGGAGCTTAGAGGACTCGCTGTCGAAGCGAACGTACCTATCGTATCTGCCACCCAGACCACCCGTTCTGGTTATGGTAGCTCTGATGTTGACATTACTGACACTAGTGAATCCTTTGGTCTCCCTGCTACTGCTGATCTTATGCTTGCCCTTATTTCAACTGAGGAATTGGAAGAGTTGGGACAGATTATGGTGAAGCAATTGAAGAATCGATACAACGATCCGACCATCAACAAACGATTCGTGGTGGGTATCGACCGTGCCAAGATGCGTCTCTATGATTGTGAGCAGAAAGCACAGGACGATATCCTTGACAGTGGGAACGATGAGGAGTATAATTACGAAGAGAAAACCGATTTCAAGAAAAAATTCTCTGCACTAAAATTCTAATGATTGATTCTGAAAAGTATGTCGAGTTTGTGAAAGAGACTACCAGTGATCCGTCTCTGGACTATGCTGCTTTCCTCTCTCGCACTAATGCTCTTGAACTTGAAAACGATTGCAATGTCACGCAACTGTTGACTGCTGCTCTTGGTCTGAGTGCTGAGGCAGGTGAGTTTACTGAGGTCGTGAAGAAGATCGTCTTTCAAGGTAAACCCTACAACGAAGAGAATGTCTTCCACATGAAACGTGAGATGGGAGATATCATGTGGTATCTGGCACAGGCATGTATGGCACTTGACATCAGCATTGATGAAGTGATGGGGATGAACTTTGACAAACTGAGTGCTCGTTATCCTGAGGGCACATTCAGTATTGAACGCTCTGAGAATCGTGTGGAGGGAGACCTATGATCAGTCTAAACTTAGATGTAAAATCTGCTATTGCAATTAGACAAGTTCTTTTTGATGAACAGAAAATTTACACGTATGATCCTAAAAGTGTTCCCCCACGAATTATTGAAATTCGTAATGTGATTAACGATTTAGATGAACAAATTGAGGAGGCATTGAAAAATGAAATTGCTGACGCTTGATGATTACAAAAGGGCAGGAGAAGAATTCTGGCCTAAGTATTGGTATGTTGCCAAAGAACTTGGAGAGGATGCTAAGACAGAAGACGTTCTCAAAGTTATGGAAGCAGTTGGTGGTGTTGCCCTTAAATTAAAACTCGATGACAAACTCTCAGGACCTTTCGGATTCAACAAAAAGAAAAAAGGAACCGATGAAGGAGGAACTGCTTCTGATTGATGATACCTTCTTTGTGTGGAAGACCAGAATGGGACTCTGGTCTACTGAAACCAAAGAGGGTCGTCAGATGCTCACGGGTCTTACAAGAGATGCTGTTGTCAGCATGACTCGCTGGCATTTGAAATGTGAACAAGAAGGAACTCTTGAACAGTATACGAGAGTTGTTAACAGTGGAGTTGTTGGAGGTAAACTCTAAATAGTTAAAAAAGTATCATGGCGAAGAAAGTAAGTGATGCAACTTACACGCAAATGCAAGAACTTGGATCCGCTTGGGTTTTTAAACGAGCGATCCAAGATAACAAAATTTTCAACAGCCCTGATGATATTTTAAATGATAAAGCAACGTTTGATGAAATAAAAAAAATATGGAAGACCGTTGGTAAATGTGAGTTTGGTGATCTGAATCAGGATTATTCTTGGATAGATGCTTTTTACAAACAACAGAAAACCTTATTGAAAAAAATAGGAAAACCATCTTTTACTGAGTTCTGTCGAAGTGGTGACTACGCTCTCCCTGGATCAAAAAAGGGAGAAACATTTATGGAATGGGTTAGTGACCTTGTAAAAGATGAATTTGGAATTAGTCAGAAAGATAACTGGAATCCAGCAGACATATGGTTGATCCAGAATGAAGAGAAGTGGAGAAAAAAAATTCAAGAAGCCTTTGATAATAGAAAGGTAACTAAGGGAAGCACGATTGAAGCTGAACTTGCAAAACTAAACTCTATATTCAGAGCTCTGTTTAGATCAAGACAGATCGTAGGAATTTCTCTTAAAAAAATTAGTGGAAAAACTGCCCTATGGAAAGAAGTTAATGTTACTGGTAAGTTTTTCAAAAAACTAGAAGCGACACATATGAAACTTACGGAGGCTAAGTGCCTTCTTGGAGCTAAACCGATAAATCCAGACACAGCAAAAAAAGATATTGCAAGAGGAAAATTTAGAGGATTGCCTGGTGCTACATCTTTGGTGCAAGATACGAATTTGTTCATAACAGATCCTGGTCTTGCAGGTGAACCTGGTACTAAATATAAAGTTCAAATCAAAGCAAATGATTCCACAAAGTTTTCAAACTTGAAATGGGAACCAACAATTACCACTGCAACTGGCGCTAGACTTGGTAAGGCAACAGTGGAATTGGTTTTGGACCTGATGAAAAGTTATAAGATACTTCGTTATTATGACCCAGATAATAAGAAGTATCCGCGAAATAAAACTGAGTTCAGTGAGGTTGAAGACGATTACAGAGACATAATTGGGGAATTAGTTAGTGATAGATTTGTAGATCTAGGACCCATTGGTTCTGGTCAAGTTGCTGTTGAGACTGCGATTATAAATTTAAAAGAGACCTTTGATCAAAACAGAAGTCAACCTTGGGTTGCAGTATCAAAGTTGCAACAACTTAGATTCTTGTATGCATTGATGACATTATCTGATACAGATAGAAATGATTTCTGTACCTCTCTCATCTTCACTGCTGAGAAGGCTGGAAAAAGATATGGACCATACGGAAAACTTTACTGACATGAGCACGTTCAATCGAGTAAAAAGATATAGAAAACCTCTGGTCGAGATTGACAAGAAGATTAAGAGTCTGGAAGAGGGAATGACTACGAGTGGATTATATTCCAGAGTTCAGCAAGATAGTGGACAAGAGTTTATCCCTCCGACAATGGGACGTGCTCCGCTTGGGGATATGCATCCTGATGATTTTTCATGGCCTGATCAGGGAGATGGTAACCCAGACAATGATCCTGTTACAAACCCACTATACACAACCGATACTTTGGGTAGAGAGATTGCAGTGTTTGATATACCAGGAGTAATCTATCCTTCTGGTAATGAACGTCGTGATCCAGATTATTCAAATTATGGTGGGGAAATGCCTCTTGCAATTCTTTTTGATACCAGAGCAATTTCTTCCGCAAGATATTTTTGGTTGGGAAAGGACGGACTCAACTTTATAATACAAAGGGGCGTATATACCACGCCTGGACCATACACTGATCTTCAAGTAATAATTTCTAATTGGCTTGATTCAGGCACTCCGGGTTTTACGACTAAACCAATTTATCTTTGGGGAAGTTTGCAATCTTTATTTGGAACTGTTTATGGTGGATCTGATTACTATCCTTCTGGCACAAGTAATACTAGTGATCCATTAGCATCCAGAGCTCTATATCAATACATGATGTATGTTCCTTCAAGTGGTAACCCCAACTATGCAACCGACCCAGGTCAAAGATCTTTACCACCCAGAGTCACCAATATTATAGGTAGAGATAATCTTGGTGATCCGACTTACTATCCTGGACCAATAAATACTCTGCTTAATCTTGGTAAAGGTATTGTAAATTTTGGTCAAGGTATCATAGATTTTATTTCAGGTATGTCAGGATCTGGTGCCGTTGGTGGAGGTGGATTAGGTCCTGTACCACCACCGCCGCCACCGGAAGATTCTCCACCACCACCTCCTCCTCCGCCAGAGGATACACCTCCTCCTCCTCCACCGCCGCCGGAGGATAGGGATGATGATGATCGCCCATTGGTTCCACTGGGATATGATGAGAATGGAAAACCAACTGGATTTATCAGATTGGACCCCGCTCAAATGGAACAATTTAGAGATGGTGGTGGTGATGCAGCGATTAGAGAAGGAAAAACTTTGCATGAGGTAATGCAACAGGGGCATGAGAATAGGCAGAATGCTGTTACCGATTTTGTCTCTGGTGTTGGTGATGGTATTAATCTTTTAGGAGATGTGCAGAACACATTGCAAACTAATCAAGCACAAGGAAATATTGAACCACCAAGTAATCCTGGGGATAGACCCACAATTACAGAAGGGGAACCTGGATCTTCGACAAATCCAATTCAGACAAATTTATCTGACAGTTCTATGAACGCATTGCAAAATGCCGTAGGCAATTATGATCCTGAGATTCATGGTGATGATTTAACAACATACCTTAATGATGTTACCTCAACCAGCGATAACTTAGGACTTAAAGGAACTCACAATAACATTCAAGGTACTGAGATACGAGGTAATGATCTCATAATTAAAGACACATATGGGTTCGGTCCCAGTCAAGATATTAAGGATAGTCCTATTCCGTTCACTCAAAATCCAATTACAGGACAGAGTAATACCGTTGGACAAGTAGTTGATACCGTAGAGGTAATTGTAGATGCACTGGGAGGAGATGGAAGGGGAGCGAGCGAACAAGTACAAACGGTTTTTGATCAATTAGGTCCAATTGGAACAGTAGCCGCAACTGTTGCTGCTGGTGGAGAACCGACTACTCTCCCTGGAAAAGATGATCCCGTGGTTCATTTTGAGACGGTGATCCCTGGTGGGGCAAACATGTTAGGATCTACGAAAAAGTTTTCTTCTTCTGTAAGGGAAGAAACTCTGTTTGAAAAATGGAAGAAAAAAGACCAGAAGAAATCTGAATCTAAACCTGACAAACTAAAACTGATCTATAATTATTTTTACTATCTTCCTAAGGCCATAAAGAAAATGGTCATGATGGATTTGATGGTTGAAGCTCAGATCATGATGCTTCCACCAGACCAGAAATCTTTTAGGGAGAAGGAACTTAGAAACACTCTGATCAATAAGAAACATGAACTCTATATGGATGAGAAGTTTCCAGAAAATGTAAAGCAGACTTCAAGAGTTAAAAAAATTCTTGCAAGGAATATTGAACTGTCCGATCCAAAAACATTCAAAGACGTAAAGCAACCTGCTACTTACGGTAAAGTGTTTGGTGATGATCCGAAGAATAAGACGGTTAGAAAATCTGATCCAAATGTAAAATCAGCAGCAAGATTTTTCAGAAAACCTAAACCAAAGACTAAGGATCAAGTTCGTGAAGAAAGGTTGGAAGAGCTCCGACAATTAGAAAACAAGTTCTCTAATAAATAATAGTTAAGAAGGACCATATAAATGAAGAGTTTTTCATCATTCATCCAAGAAGCAGTCGTCTCACGCGCCGTTGAAAAAGCGAAGCGCATGGGATTGGTATCGGATGGTCATGGAAACTGGTATGATCGTCAAGGATCATACAAGGGTAGAACTTATAAGGGTGACTTGCTCCTGAGTAAAGGGAGAGGACCTGGAAAGGAAGACCCTGAACCTCAGCAAAAACGTGCCGCTCAACCAGATGATGGAGGACAAAAAGCAGCACCCGCACCCGAACCAGCAAGTCGTCCTTCTGGTGGAGAAGAATCTGAAAATTCAAAGGAAAGAGAGGGAGAGACTCTTACTGTTGCATTTGGAAGGTTCAACCCTCCTACCGTTGGACATGAGAAATTGCTGGACGCCACAAAGCGTCAAGCCAAGGGTGGGGATTACAAGATATATCCATCGCGTTCAGAAGATCCTAAGAAGAATCCTCTTTCTCCTGATGAAAAGATTTCGTATATGAGAAAGATGTACCCGAATCATGATGAAAGGATTGTGAATGACGAGGATATGCGTAGCATATTTGACGTTTTAAAGAAAGCAAATGAGGACGGATACAGTAACGTCAACATCATGGTTGGTGCTGATAGACAGAGCGAGTTTGAAAAACTCGCAACTAAGTATAACGGAGAACTATACGACTTTGGTGAGATTAACGTTATCTCAGCAGGGGAACGCGATCCCGATGCTGAGGGTATCGAGGGAATGTCTGCCTCTAAGCTTAGAAAAGCAGCTGTCGATGGAGACTTCTCGGCGTTTAAGACGGGGGTTCCGAAGGCATTAGACGACGAATCTGCTGAGAAACTTTTCAATACCATTCGTAAAAAGATGGGTAAAGAAAAAGTTTCTGAGACATGGCAGTTCGCCCCTAAACTTGATTGGAAAGGTCTCCGAGAGAACTACGTTGGTGGTCTCATCTTCAAACTTGGTGACCTTGTAGAGAACCTCAACAACGGATTGATCGGTAGGATCACCCGTCGTGGCACAAATCATTTGATCTGTGTTACTGAGGACAACATTATGTTCAAGTCTTGGATCCGTGATATCACAGAGTACACTGAGGTGTCTGGTGTCCCTGCTTCTCAAAGAGAGATAGGAACTGATGCATTCAGAGCGTATGCTATGAAGATGACTGGCACCAAGGCGATCAAAAATTTCATAAATAAAAATAAGAAAAAGTCTTAATTTCATGGATATCCACGCAAATCGCAAGGCAGTTGAGGAACTCAACTCGCTTTATGCTGAGATGAACGGTTACAAGATCGAACCTCCTAAGGAGAAGTTAAAGACCGATCGTAACATGTTCAATATTCCTAAGAGCGAGCAGGATGCTGCAAGAGAGCGCATCAAAGCAAAGACTGCTGCCAAACGTGCCAAGATGAGTGAAGGTGACGCTGCCGATGAAGCGTCCATGAAGAAGTTTCAAGCACTTCAAAAGAACGTGGACCAGAAAAGGAAACTTAATATTAGAGGTAATGATTCCGCAGAGCAGAAAGCACGTCTCGAAAAGAAGCGTGGCATGAAATTGGATGATCATCCTCAGTATAAGACTGAGGCACTTGATCCTGTTGGTAAGGAAGATAAGGACATCGACAATGACGGTGACCACGATAAGTCTGACAAGTACCTGCTGAACCGTCGTAAAGCTATTGGCAAGGCGATGGGTAAGAAGATGAAGAAAGAAGAAGTAGAAGTGGTTGATGAGAGAGCATGTTGGGATACCCATGAGAAGGTGGGTATGAAGATGAAGGGTGGCAAACTCGTCAACGATTGCCGTCCTAAGAACCGTGTGAAGAAAGAGTCTTTTTCTGATTGGAGATCTGAACTGGTCGAAGTCATTGACAAGGAAGAGCAAGACAAGCAGATCAAAGAGAAGAACGTCAAGAACAAGGTCACGATTGATCCAGAACTCAAACTGGAACAGGTCGCTGAGGAACTTGGTGGTGAACTGTTAGAATGGATTGAACTTGATGAAGCCTCCTACGAGGAGATTGCTGCCAAAATGAAAGCTAAAAAAAAAGATGATCGCATGACGGTCACCAACGCTGATAAGAAGGCAAACACTCCTGCTTATCAGAAGTTCAAGGCAGGTGACAAGCGTTACAAGGCTGCTGACCACATGGGTGAAGAGGTGGTTGATGAGGCGATGAAACCAGGTCCTCGTCGTGAGAAGATGAGAGCGAAGATGCATGACCCATACGTCAGAGGAGGCAGTAAGAGTCGTGGACAAGCTCATAACATTGCAGTTCGTGGTGATGTAAGCACGGGAGACCCTGCTATCAAGTCAAGAGGTGGCGGTGGTGTAAAGAAGG